CTCTGCTCCAAGAAAATCGAATGGATCTCCATATTTGACAACATTCCAATCCTTATCCCAGATAACAAATCTATGTCTATATTTAGCATTCTTTCTTCCATTATAATTATTGAATAAATCTACCTGATGAGTTAATCCTACTCTATAATTTTTCCAATTAATAATTTGAGAACCTCCGCGAAAATCATAGTGTCCTGGTGCATATGTTCCTAGAAATATTGTTTCACAAGTTTTATTCTCAATATCTACTTTGACTACCTCGGTAGGATTGCACCACTTAACATAGTGATATGGCATGTCTAAAATAGGCATCCAATTTTTTTCACAATATGAATCATTTTTACCAGGTGCTGGAATTCTTGTTCTATGTATTTCTTTATATTTTCCAGTCTCTTCGATAATTTCTGATAGCTCCATTCGTCCTTGTCCATTTGTAGTTGTGTCTCTACGAACTCCACTACCATATAACTTTTTATTCCATCTTACTAATCTAATATCTTCCAAACCTATAAACTCCCATAGTGGTTTAATATCTAGGGTTGATGTATCAATCTTAGAATAAGATTCTATAGAATAATTATTATTTAATTTGCATAGATAGTTATTAGTTCTGAGGGTTAAATCATTTTCGGGATGTAGATACTGTAATGGCCCCCAAGGATGACAATATTTATGCTTCTCAGCATGATATAATGTGTATTCTACATGCCTAAGATTGACTAATACGCTATCATCCTCGTCAATAAAAATTGATGGATTGGTTAGTCCAGTCCCATTAGTATTATTTGAATCTATAGCTAGAGGATATAAATATCCTCCTTTTAATATCATATGTCTTACAAAATTATCCATTTTCTTTCCTAAATTCTATTACGGCGTTCCTCCGTTAATATAGCAGTTAACGAGTCTTGTGGGCGAATTAATACTTACTCCACTAATATAAGACAAGCCATTCAAAGATAGGTATGAATTACCAAGATTTAATACAGTGGTGCCTAGGGTTACTCCGCTGCTATGTATAAGTGTAAATCCTGTACTATCATTATAAACAACTTTAATACCAGATCCACCTAGAACACCACTAAGACCGATAATATCTTGAATATCTTCCAAACTAACAGAAGCTAATATTCCACTTGGTAATAATCCACTAACAGCACTATTAAAATCTATTATTTTTGTATGGTAAAAATCTGGAAAATCACTGGGTAATAATTTTTCAGTATTAATTATTTCTAAATTAACAACATTAGTATTTAATTCTACAGTATTATCATTTGGTTCAATAATTTCTACAATAAAATCGCTCATAATTGACAATCCAGTTCTGTTTTATAGCCACTGTTTCTCTTATTAATTGTTATATTACCATATAAAATACGAAGAGTATAATTGCCACCATAAGTATAAAAATCGTCTGGAGACTGCATCTCTATATCATATTTAGCAGTGTCGAAGTCGTAGTCATTTGTGACATCGGAAGGTATTAGTAAATTAAGAACTCCTGCTGCTCCATCTATATAAAACTTATATAACGAATAATTAGTATTATTAGTATGAAAAAGTAACGTAGTTGATAGAGTTTTTTTTGCAATATCTTTATATGCTGTTTTCATGATTAATCTAGCACACCAATTATTTAAAGCAATAATATTACGGTCAATATCTTTATATGATATTATAAGCCTAAATGAGCTACCCTGTTCAATTGAGAAATCATGTTTTGCTGCTGGCATATAATACCCTATGAATAAAAGTTCTTATGGCGATGATCATCATAAGGTAACATAAATGGATCAAACTTATTACCAACAAACGGACTAAGAACAGCAGCAACAGCTGTAGCATTCTGAACATCCCAATGTTCTGTTAAATTGGCATATAGGTTACAGGGGCCATGTTCTAGGATCTCTTTAAATCCAGCTAAATGACCAGCAGTAGATAATTGTGCTGGTCCTAAAGCTGCTCTAATGCCCTCTAATGCGGCTTTTGATCTAAAAGTACTCTGATCTATGATACATGCTGTTTTTAGACCAGTCATACACAAGAAAACATCATCATTATCGTCTGTAGGATCTGGTGTTATTGTTTGATTTATTAAATCAATATTGTATTTACGTTCTAAGTTAACGTCAAATTGAAGATATCTAGCTGCCACTATTATAGTTTGTATTAATCTTTCATCACTATATTGTGGAGGATCTCCTAAATCATTGATTACAACCCTAACAAGAGAAATAATGTCTGTTTGCCAAGCCATATCAATCTCCTTTAAATTTTATTAATATCTATTGTTAGATTACACCTAACAAAAAAGGCTGGCATAAAGCCAGCCTTAGTTGCTTAGTAGAATTACTAAAAATTCAATTATTATACTGCGCCGAGTAGAACTCTACGGTTATCGAGTACTGCAAAGCCTTGTTCGGCCCATCCATAGAATCCAGCTCTCTTCTGACGATGTAGTGTATCGTCTTCGAAGATCTGAACTTCTTGGCGAACTGGCATAATGAAACTGTCTCTCTTGCGAAGGTCAAGACCGACAACAATTTCATTCTTGCTACCGGGTAGACTGCCACTTAGAACATTGCTATAGAATAGCTGATATTCTTGGCCTTCACCTAGTTCGTCAAGATCATGGAGATTAATACCAAACACACGGTTAAGAGTACCGTCAGCGGCAGTATAGATCTCACGACGAGTTGTCTCATCGACTTGATCGATACCCCAATTACGGATATCTTCCATACTTTCTGGAGAAACATAAAGATCTGTTAGTAAACCACGATTGTTGCTAGCAGAGTTACCGCCGCCATTTCGACGCATAACTGTCTTCATGAGACTTACTAATCTCTTTGTAAACTGACCACTAGCAGCATCGCTGTCATAAACAACAATGTTGCGATCAACACCAGCGGCTAGTAGCGTATGCCAGCCATCGTCATTGAGCTTCTTGACGAAAGAGCCTTCAAGAACCTCCATAGCGCGACCAACAACGTCCCAGCGAGCATCACGGGCATACTTTAAGAGATAGTCAATTGAAGAACCGATGTCATAGGTTGGGACCATGACGTAATCGCCTTCAACATGACGCTCTGGAATATATCCATGGTTTGGTACAGTATAGGCTACAAAGTCCTTTTCTGTACCTGGGGCTAAAAAGTCTAGTGGAAATTCAGGAGTAGCACTTTGAGCTAATTGAATTGGCTCGAAGATACCATCAAGAATATCGCCACTTAGTAATCCCTGGCGTAGTGGTTGTTCTAGAGCTTTAGCAAATTCTGCATTGGCTGCTAGAGAAACCTCTCTATTAGCTGAACCAGAACGAACAAGAAGATCTGTTAATTCTGGGGTTGGCTTAAATGCTTTTGTGTTAACTGCTGACATGAGTTTTCTCCCTTTTATAATTACTGGATATTGACTGATACTTTGGCGTAACCGTCAGAATCAACTGAGCTGAGGAATGAACCAATCTTAACTGCGTTTGTTGAACTAGTACCAATGAGACCATTAGCACCAACGTATGCTCCACTACCGGCTGATGGAGTACCAGCAACCAAGTTTGTGGTTACCTGACCAACTCTTAGTAGTGTTACCTTACCACCAAGCTGAACCTCGTCTTTGTGCCAGTTAATGTGCTGACGAGTTAGATCATAGTTAACAACATCATTTAATAGAACGCCAATTGGAAGAGCGCCGCTGGCAGCGGCAGCATATGCTACAACGCCGTTAGCATCGTCCATTGATACTCCAGAACCACTGGTGACAGCAGAGACTACGCCGCCTCTGACACCTGTTGTGTTCATGAAGAAAGATACGTCTGTTAGTACTTCGATACGATCTGGTTTAAGAGCCATGTTATTCTCCCTTATTTAGTTTTTTTTGCCTAGTCTAGCACATACAAATTCAATTAGTTCAGCTCGTGTTGAATCAACAGATGACTGAACATCGCTGCCAACCCCAAGGTTGACAGTCTCTTCTACTACAACATTTTCAAGAGCAGATGAATCTACTGTTTCTTCAACAGATGCTTTCTTTTTGCCATCTTTTGTTTTATCAGTTTCTTCATCGTCGCCCTTCTTGATCTTTTCCAACCAAGGTGGCATTTTTCCAGCAAAAAGAGTGGTCATGGCATCAAAAGCATCATCAGCTAAAGAGTCAAATTTTTCAATTGTGGCTTCTGATGTTGCTTCGTCAAAACCGCAGCCAAGAAGAGAAGCTTTTCTTTTCATGTTCTTTTCTTTCTTAGCCATTTCTTGCTCTTTCATCTTATATCCAGCAATGGCTTCTAGAGCAGCATCTAGTTCAGATTTGATTTGAGCAATGATTGTGTCTTTCTCTGAAACAACTTGAGCGATTGACTCATCAAAGTCAGCTTTCATCTTCTTTGTTTCTTCTTCTTTCTTCTTTTTCATCATCATTTCTTCTTTGAGCATTTCTTCCTTAGTCTTTGTTGCTGCTTCTGTTTCAGTGGTTACAACTTCTGTCTCTACTACTGGTGTAGTCTCAACAGTTTCTGTAACTACTTCTTCGGCTTGTGTTGTTGTTTCTGAACTCATTTCAATATTCTCCACTGTAGAAGTTGACTTATTCATAGATACACCTGTTTCGGTTAAATTAAGGTTTTTTTTATTAGAAATTGATTCTTGAGAAAAAATAATACTATCTGGATTAGCGGGTTTATTAACAAATCCCTTTCCAGAGAATGTTATATCTCTCAAAACTCTACCGATTTTATAGTTATCATGCTCGCCAGTACCACCGTAAGATCTTAAATATTTTGTTAAATGTGCAGTTTTATCGCTTCTGGATAATATTTGATAGCTTCCATTTGTTTTATTAATTAGTCCATAATCAAATCCCTTGAAAAAACATTCCATACTAACAAATTTATTACCAGACTCTATTTCTGCTATCAATTTTTCTGCTCTATCTCTTAATTCAGGATTACTAAAGCCTCTATAAATAACAGAGCCAGTTACAATATGATATTTATCTGGTAAATAATCGTATGATGTATCCATATCAATTGGACTACCATCTTCTGTAATTGGCCAATTGGCCGTAATGTGTCCTATAATAACGCTTTCGTCATGCTCTAAATTAGTTGGTTTATCTTCTGGAGTATCTTTAGCTTTCCATACTTCTACTTTATCAAAAATATCATCATTTTTATTCCAAGAAGAACTAACTAAAATAGATTGAACGTAATATAAATCAGAGTCCTCAACAGAGGCTATGCTTTTGACCTCTTTGATCTTTTGCTTTTCGCCGGTATCAGCTACAGGTTCTGCGAGACATGCGTATGTGATTGATGCAGAGGTAGCTATTTTGTGTTCAAGACCATCTTCTATTTCTGCTGCAAAAATTTTCATAATTTAAACCTCTTGTGAGTTTAATGCCATATAGAAAGAAGCTTTAGCCTGTTTAACTTCTTCTACGGATAAATCTCTATTGATTTCAGCCTTCAGCTGACTTAACCATACACTATACTGATTAATTAGTTCTAAAATATTAGAATCATTATTAGATGCTATCTTAGATATTATAAAATCTTGATCAATAGAATCAAATGGATTAAGATCAAAAAATATTTTTGTTTTAATTTTATCTAATTCTTTGGTTTCTTCATTGGATAAACTGCGTAAATTTTTCTTGTTAAAATATTCTAAAATAATAGGATTAATAATATTACTAATATTATCTTGTGTTGCTAATGCCCAAAGATTAAGTTTGGCTCCTGTTTGTGGGGCAAACTTTTTAGTTTTCCTTGGTCCTGTATCTTTAGAGTTTTTAGGGCGGCCCTGTCCCGGTTGTCCCGGTAGTTTATTGTCTGTTTTTGGCTGTCCAACTGGGGATGGCGCACCAATGGGGATCTTGGGAACTGCTAATTCTTGTTTTAGTTCCAAAGCATTTTTTTCTCCGCCCTTCTTTTTTTCTAATTCTAAACCAACTTGACTTGGAGATACAGTTCCACCCTGTAAAGCTATTTTCTTTAAAGCATTTTCAAGCTGAGGATCATACCATGGACCAGCTTTTCGTACCATTCTTTCTGATTTCCTGTCTCTTGATTCTCTATTAAGTCTACTCTTTTCCATATCTGGATCAACACCAAAACGACTCTGTAATAATTCATCACTGATTAAATTTCTATCTGCTAATTGAATTAATAATGCTTTCTCAGCATCTTCATTACTTAAATCCATTCTATCA